CTCTAAAGGAATTGCCACACCAGATCGTGTGGTGGTTCATACTGACTTGTTTAAAAATGAGTCTACATTTGGTAGAGAAGTCTCTACTCGCAGCCACTGAAGCTCTAAGTGGCGCGGTCAAAGAAAGAGTAACTGGTCTTCTCCGGGGACTGGCGGTTGTAGTCGCCTCCCACGGAGCGTCAGCGTGTGTTCTGAACAGCATGCTGACACAGTTCGTCGTGTTCCTTAACGTCGAACAAGAGTCCGTGTTTCTGAAGCGCTCTAAATGGCTTCTCGCCGCACCAATGGCGAAGTTCCTGCGATGCGCAGAACCAGAGACACAGGAACCGATCGCTTACCATGGGGCATGGAAGCGATGGGCCAAATCGCGACTAATCGCCTATAACCGCACGAACGTTCACCTCTGGTTTTCGTTCATGCAGTGCAAGCGATCAGCTGCGCCGTTATCTTCAGGCATCGTCTATGAGACATACCTGAAGCACCGTGCGCAGATGTTGCGACAAGACCCTCTGCAGGGGGAGTCCGGCGACGCGCTCTACGAGCGTATCGTCAAACTTCTGCAGCCGGTTCTCGCCAAGATCAAGGCGGGACTCGCTCGGGTCCTGGACCGCGAGCTTTATTCGCTCGACCACAAAGCGTCCGAGAACGCCTCGTGGGAGTCGGGCCGCAGTTCTGGCGGCCAGGCTGGCACACTTAACAATCGTCTGTACGAGAGTGTGTTTGGGCGTGCAAAGCCGGAGTTTGTACGAGAATCGGACGATCTCGTACGGATCAAATGGACGCCACTCGGGTTCCGCACCGTCACTAAGTCAACGGCGGGTCGGGATCCGGTTCGTGTGACCGTCGGAGGCCTCGCGCAGGGCGCGATCTCCGTCGAGCGCACGGACCTTCAGCTCCGTGAAGAGTGGAGGAATCGCATCAGATCTTGGGCGATTGCGGACGTGGACTCCTATCACGGCCGCCTCCCTGCGATGATCCAAGCCGTACTAGAGCCTCTCAAAGTACGCGTCATCAGCAAGGGGCCCTCGGCTCCATACTACTTTGCCAAGGGACTGCAGAGTGCACTGCACGGTATCATGCGAAAGATGCCGTGCTTTCGTCTCATCGGGAGACCGGTCTGTCCGACCGATCTTTATGACCTTGACCGCGGCGAGAACGCCCGGTTTTGGTTCTCCGGTGACTACGAGGCGTCGACCGACAACCTGTCGGCCCGTCTCGGAAATGGGCTTTTCGCTCAGCTCATTGACGAACTCGATGATCGAGACATCGAAGTGTACAAGGCGGTCCTGGCGCCGCACATGTGCCACTACCCCCCGATCAAAGGCTTCGACGACATCGAACCCGTTCAGCAGGCCAACGGCCAGTTGATGGGCTCAGTGTTGTCTTTCCCAATTCTCTGCCTCGCGAACCTCGGACTGTATCTCGCAACAGTCCTCGAAGGCCGGGCAGACCCGACGCCGAAGGAGATCTTCGACGCCTGTGACAAGGTTCTTGTCAATGGCGACGATATTCTGTATCGGTGCTCGGGATCGGAGGCGCTTAGGCACGAAGCGCTCGGTAAAGCAGTCGGTCTTAAGATGTCAGTCGGCAAATCGTACGTTCACGAACGCTACGCAAATGTCAACTCGACTTCGTTCGACTTCATGCTCGGTGAGAAGGTCTTTCAGCGCGGTGGTCCATCGCCGCGTCAGATCGACTTCCTGAACACCGGCCTCTTCTTCGGTCAGCACAAGGTGCTGGGCCGAGTCGGGGTCGATGTCGGGAACGAGGAGGTGGCTCCGCAGCCCCTCTCCGCTGTCATTGACACGCTGCTGCAAGGCGCCGGCCCTCTGGGTCAGCCGCGCCTCCTCGCAGCGTACCTCCGGCAACATGCCGAGGGACTCACGAAGGAGTGTCAAGGACGTAACCTCTTCATCGCCAGATCATTGGGCGGTATGGGTGTTACTCTCCCCGTCGGATTTCGGACGGACTTCACATGGCTTCAGAAAACGATCGCGAAGCTGCAGTATGACGCGACGTCATCCCGCTGTGTGAAGATCTCGCCGTACAACTTCCGTGTTGTACAGCGGCCTGTACTCGAGGCGAAAGCGTGGGCGATCCTATGCAAGGAGCCGGAACTCTATAGAGACCCGGCCCCACGGCACGGACAGCAGCGCCAGTTGGCACGTCGTAAGACGCGCTTCCTGAGCGAAGCTGTCATGCAGCTGGGCATAGTGACCGTCGCACCATCGCCGTACAGTCGACCGGTGTTTGATTGATCCAGGAACCAAACGACCTGAGCACGTCGTTAAACTGCTTCGTTGGACAACGTAGAAACCATGGGGTCCTACGCCTCAGCAGCCAAAACGGTGCTATGATCTGTAGCTTAATACTTCCGTACTAAGGCTCGGCTTTCAGAGAAAATCTGTTTCTTCGTGTTTCCTATCCTCTGGATAGGGCATGGAATGTCAGAAAGACTATTTGACCGAACCGGAACGTCGAACGACTGCACGGCTGCGCCTCGCGGCACAGGTGGGTACTAAGAGAGAAATCTCGGCCACTCCTACGAGGTAGCGTAAGATGTACAGTCTCTCCAGTAGCTGGGAGGGCTCCCACACTACAGCTACAAATGCCGAAGCGTTCTCGCAACGGCCAGACCAACGCCCTGCCAGCGTCTAAGAAGCAGAAAGCGAATCCGCAGCCCGGACGTCCCCAGCAACGAAATGCTGGATCCGGCTCTGTCGCCGCGAGCTCTTTCGCGGCGGCGGCCTACGCCACCGGACAACGCTCACGTGAACCCAACGTGAGTGCCTCTGGACGATCGACCCGAATCCGCCACCGTGAGCTCGTCTCCACGGTGACGGGATCGGTCGCCTTCTCCGTGTTCGAGTCGTACGACCTGAACCCGGGCGTCGCAGCCACGTTCCCATGGCTGTCGACGCAGGCGAGTGGTTGGGAGCAGTACCGCTTCCACAAGCTGTGCTTCGAGCTCTTCACCCGAGCACCAACCACCTCGACTGGCTCTGTCATTCTCGCTCCCGATTATGACAGTTTGGACGCGCCCCCAGCGTCCGAAGCAGTGGCAACGAGCTACCGCGACTCGACGGAGGATGCTCCGTGGAAGGACCAGGTTTGTCACCTGGACCC